ATTGATCCCTCTCCAGTTCTATTTCTGTAACAATCCAGGCATGTATTTGCCTCTCTTGGCACTTCAGTATAGCCCGATTCGTATTAATATTACACTTCGCCCGCTTCAACAGCTCTTCTGGATTCCGCCGCCCAATCCACCCTTTACACAAGAAAATTGGATGCCAGCTTGTTCTACACAAGTAAGTTGCACAAATCAAATTGTAAGTATGCAATTGTGGGGTGACTTTGTATACTTAGATGTGGAAGAACGTCGACGATTTGTATCAGGTACACATGAATACATTATTGAGCAAGTCCAGTATACACCCCCTTATTCGCTAACGGCTGCTCAGACCACTGCTACCATTTCTGTTGAGTTTAATCATCCTATCAAGGAATTTATTTTTGTGGTGCAGCGTGATGCAATGGATAATCGCAATGAATGGTTTAATTATAGTAATTTGGCAATTGGTGAACAAACCCCTATTTTAGTACTTCCTTATGTAAATTCTAATGCACCGGCTGGACGATTGGATATGATTTCAACCGCTAAATTGCAACTCGATGGATATGACCGTTTTTCAGAACGAAATGGACAATATTTTCGATTGTCACAACCTTACGATCATCACACTACAACTCCGGTCAATTCTTTTATTTATAATTACTCATTTGCCTTACGACCAGAAGATGCTCAGCCTACAGGAACAATGAATGCCAGTCGCATTGATAGTATTACATGGCAGATTCAGATGAATCAAGTGCTTAGTAATCCGTTAATGCCTCTCTGGCAACAGCGAGGTAACTGTCATATTGTGGTATACGGACATAATTACAACATATTTCGTGTTATTAATGGATTTGGAGGTGTTCTATTTACTATTTAATAAATGAGACAAAGATTGATCTAAAAAAGTCCTCATACTCAGTAATGAGCGCGAGCGTCTCTCAGCTAAAATATTGGCTTGGTGCCACGCCAAACTCAAATGAGAAAAACAAAGAAGGTGCAGAGGGTGGAACCTATTTATCCTATAACGTATTTCTTGGACTATCTGTTCTAGGCGGATTTTTTGCACTGGATCATCTTTATTTACGTTCACCACTTACTTTTCTTGCTAAATTTATGATTAACTTTATGTTTTTTGGAATCTGGTGGCTATACGATGCAGCCCATGCCATATTTAGCACAGAGACTGTGAAAGTGTTTGGTTTAGGTGTACCTGGACTCGGTCCACAAGGTATTGCAGGAGGTGTATTATCAAAGGATGTACCTGATAAACTTCATTTACGTTTTTTTACCTATGCGATGGCATTAATTTTTGGTGGAATGATTGGCCTGGATTCCTTTCTTTTAGGAGATAATCAATGTGGATTTATTCGCCTTATATGCACCATTACCGTTATTTTTGCACCAGTTGCCTTCATATGGTGGGCTTATAAAATGTTTCGATTTTTTATTGATACAAAAGGGGTGGTAGATGATCATCATGAATTCTTTGCTGCACCCCATGTTTCATTGGAAAATCGGGCAACTTCAAAATATCCTTTCTTATCTTATTTGTTTAACCCTATGTCTCTCTTTGACATGATCTTTTCACGTACTGTGAAACCAGTGATTGCACCATTAATGCAGGTGGTTGAAGCATCAACGGGTGCCGTGCGTGATACAATTACAGGAACAGCTGCATCGGTAGAGAAGACAACTGAATTAGTACGAAATACAGTTGCACTTGGTAAGGCAAGTTTGGATAAGGGAGTGGAACTTGCAGGTCAGATCTCAAATACCATTAATAAAACGGGTAAGGCAGTTGCTGCAGCACAGGGTGCTATTCCTGGTATTTCATTATATAGCAGCATTACACCAGATTCTCTTGCTGCTGCAAAACAGGCGGGCGGATCTTATGAATTATCAGATGATAACAACTTAAATATTTTGCCCTATGCTCTATTAGGTACTCTTGCCGTTGTTGCTGTTTCCGGATTTGTTACCACCTATCGTCGATCCAAAAACAATGAGCCATTCCGCGATGACACCCCTCCCGAGCCAGGAGTTCTTCGAAAGCCTGATTCAAAAAAACGTTTCACATGATCCGATTGTGATTATTAAATTTGGAGCGCAGTGGTGCGGTCCATGCAAAAGAGTAGATATGAATTACCTCCTTAGCCTAAGTACACAAATCAAATGGTATGAATGTGACCTAGATCAGAATGATTATACACCAGGTTATTGTGGAGTCCGTACCATTCCTGCCTTTCTTGCCATTGTAAATGGTGTTCCTCAACCAGTCTTGATGTCATCTGATACAAATCGTATAGCAGAATGGATGAAGAGTGGTTTTAAACAATAAAAAGTACATGATGTATTGTTATAATGTTGAACATATTAACAATACAAAATAATAGCTCACTTATGATGCAAACAACATTCGACCACGGCCTTCTTTGATTTCATAGACTGCCCATCCTTCGGTATACACCCGCATTTCTGATTTGCGTTGTGCCAAATAAGGATTTGCGGTAATGTTTGCGAGTTCCACATATAACGTGGGGCGATCCGCCGTGCTAAAATTAACAGTGCCTTCGGGTTGTCGAGGAGCAGGATACACGGTGCCATATTGATCTCCCAGAGACCATTTCATTTCACTGATGGGTTTTCCACTTGCTTTTTCATCTTTCGTCAACTGACAAATGTTTCTCCACAGAAGGGGTTGATACAATGATTCTCGATCTCTTCCTGCAATTACCAATTTCATTTGATAGTAAAAATCGCCATAGGGAATAGTATAGGGCTGTGTTTCTGTTGGGACATTGTATTTAAAATAATCATTTTCAAATTCATCCAACCGATTGGTATTCATGGTATTGGAATTTCGAAAAAACCAGAAAATGCGCTCTGTTGGAAATCGTCCATCTAATCTACGTGTCACGGCTGCAACGCCCCCTTTATCCAATGAAATATAATCGAGTTCTCCAAATGTAAATATATTTTCAAAATGTCGCCGAAACGGAATTTGAAGAGTGGCAGAACGAAGTTCTTGTTGAACACGCGGTGTCACATAATGCTGTTCTGTTATTAAAAATAATGTTGGTTGTTCAATTTCCACAAGAGGAACTGGTGCAAAATCATAGGATGTACCATCATCAAACTGATAAGTAAATTCAGGAACCTTCCATGGTGCTGGTTTAAAAACACTAGGATCACTGCATACAATGAGATCCTCTAGTTTACGAAGTACACCTTTGATGCGAAAGGTCTGCCATGGAACGGCTACAAGAGGAAATCCTCCATCATCAGGGCACTGTGTACCTGGAAGAGGTAATCGAATATGGATATGATTGGGTGTAGCACGAAGCTGTATACCACGATCAGTAGGTTGTCGTGTAATGGGGTTGATACCATCCACCAATCCACCCTGTACTTGATTAAAATAGCTACTATTCCAGGATCCCTCTGTCATCTGTAATGCCAATAGCCCATCACCACTCCATTCTTGTAGTAAAAACTGATCTTGAAATACTTGAATTTTTTCAAATAGAAAATAGCCTGCATAGTTTACATAACCATAGGATCGGCCATCCTTGGATGTAATAGGATAAAGACCATTAACAATATGTGGATCGATTGATTTTCCATTGGGTTCACGTGGTAAATTTGGATACCAAGAAGGTAATTCTACTTCTAATTCACATAAGGTTAATACATCGGCATAGGCGTCAATCTGCACTTCAAATGAGCTTCCAAATGAGCTAGAAGCGATAGGAACCTCTTTTCGACGTTCTAATAAATGATGGGCAGATGAATGATATCGCGCATCATATGGAAAACTACTATCTTTAGAATCTTTTACAAAATAAGCATCCTTTACTCCTCGTGCTACCAATTCAAATAAAGCACCCTGACCACTCGATTGATTAATCGATGCCATTCTACTAAGAGAATGGGAATACGAGTTTATATGCTCACCGTATTCATGTAAAATTGATATATTCAATTTGATAAGAAGAAATAACGATGTCACATCTTGTTATTGTCGAATCGCCTGCCAAGTGTCAAAAAATCCAGGGATTTCTGGGTCAGGGTTGGCGAGTGATCGCAACAATGGGTCATATTCGTGCATTACAACAAGATCTTGATGCAGTTGGAATCGATCGTGATTTTGAAGCAAAATATGAATGGATCAAAGAAAAATCCAAAGCCATTAAACAAATCAAAGAGTCTGCAACAAATGCAACGGAAATTTATCTGGCATCAGATGATGATCGAGAGGGAGAAGGTATTTCCTATGCAGTATGTCTCTTACTTAAATTAAATCCAAAAACAGCAAAGAGAGCTGTATTCCATGAAATTACAGAAAAAGCAGTAAAACATGCGATTGCTCATCCACGACTACTTGACATGAATCGAGTTCATGCTCAACAAACTCGTGCCATTCTTGATATGTTGATCGGATTTACCATTAGCCCGCTTTTATGGAGATATGTAGCTCCTTCCTTATCCGCGGGACGATGCCAGACGCCTGCTCTACGATTGGTAATGGAACGTGAGAAGTCCATTGATGCCTTTCAAGCTACATCCAGTTGGAGATTGAGTGCAACATGGAAAAAGGGTCAGATGACCTTTCCAGCCATCATGACGGATGAACTGGATGATGAGGAATCTGCGATGAATTATATGGAACTTGTTCATCGTAGTTCGAGTGGAACTGTTATAGAAAAGACAGTGAAACCATGGTCAGAATCTGCACCACCTCCCCTTATTACCAGTACATTGCAGCAACAGGCTAGTGCATTATTTGGAATTAATCCAAAGAATACCATGAAGATTGCACAGAAACTATATGAAGCAGGACATATTACTTATATGCGAACAGACAAGGCCATTCTATCAGAAGAGGCCATTCAAGAAGGAAAAGCATGGGTAAATGAACAATATGGCGAAGCCTATACCAATCAACTAGTAAAAGAAGGAAGAAAACGACCAAAGATTGCAATGGAAGGTAACCTTCAAGAGGTGAAAGCACAGGAGGCACATGAGGCCATTCGCCCCACCCATATGGATGTTCCTGATATTCAAGGTGATGCGTATGAAAAAAAAGTATATCATTTGATCTGGCAGCGTGCCATTCAGTCCGTTATGTCTGCTGCAAAAGGTGAGAGCTGTCATGTTCTTATTCAAATAGAAGGAGATGATGACTTTCGATGGGGGTCGAATTGGAAGCGAACAATCTTTGATGGATGGAAACGTGCAGGAAAAGTGGCTGAAATGGAAGAGGAAGAAGAGGAGGTAGAGAATGAATGGTTAACGGTAGAACAATTACAAGTGGGAAATGTGATTCAGTGGGAAAAGATGAAGGCTGAGCCCAGAGAAACCAAGGCACAGGGGAGATACACGGAGGCAACTCTCATTCGTGAACTGGAGCAATATGGAATTGGTCGTCCGTCTACCTTTGCATCCCTTCTCTCGGCCATTCAAGATCGTCAATACATTGAAATCAAGGACTTTCCTGCGAAAGAAGTTCAAGTGAAGGAGTACTCCATCTCTGTGAACCAATGGCCTGCATCAGCAATAACAGTAAAGAAGAAGGTGGGTGCAGAAAAGAATAAACTGGTTCCTACTGAACTAGGTCGATCAGTTCTGACGATGTTACTAACACACTTTGATGATCTATTCTCCTATGGATTTACGGCAGAGATGGAGAAACAGCTAGATGATGTGGCGACTGGATCCATAGAAGGAAAGCAGGTTCTTCGAACTACGTGGACATCCTATGAAGCACGTTATAAGGAGCTATTAAAAGAGCCTCAAAAGGGTGTCAGTCTAAAAGTGAAGGACTTTGGAAATGGTCTTAAGGCAGTTCAGTCTAAGAAGGGACCACTACTATTGGTGGAAAAAGGAAAAGAAACCGAATTCTTAGGATGGCCAAAAGGTACTCTATGGGATAATCTAACGGCAGAGCAAGCTGTTCAGTTTCAAACGGATACACAACTTCAAAAAGAGGGGAGCATAGTTGGCACATGGAGGGATCAGCCCATTATAAAAAAAACAGGGAAGTTTGGAACATACTTGCAATGTGGAGAGGTGTCAATTCCATTTCAAGAGGAAACAATGGATCAAACGATAGAGCGTCTAAAGGAAAAGATAGAACAAAAACCAGCCATTGCAACGTTTAAGGAGTATGTCATTCGGTCAGGACAATACGGTCCTTATATTATGAAGACCTCATTGAAAAAGCCACAGTTTGTGTCTTTGCCAAAAGGGGTGGATGGAAGTAAACTTACGGAAAAGGAGGTAGATGCTTTATATAAATTGGGGATGGAGGCAAAGAAAAAGTGGAAAAAATAAAAACGTGTTTAGTATTTTTAATTGACTTCTGTAGAATAGTAAGATCATGATATCGAATGATTCCGTATTTTATCGTCCACAAGATAAAGAGCATTCTGATGAATCAATAAAACATTCAGAACTTATTTTGATACGTGAGAAAGCGCTTGCAGATGTAAAGATGAATCGATATCAACTTCCTATTACTGATCGGCAAGCAGAATTAACTAATGCAGAATTAGTGGTTTTAGAACGATTAGCAAAAAGACAAGGATATTCCTATATGAAACAAGAAGATGCCCCTACTACTCTTCCCTCGACGATAAATGCTTATTATAAATCAGAGTGGCATGCAATAAAGAAAAAACAACAAGAAAATGCACAAATGGCTGCATTATCGCGTGCAAATGAGAAACTAACAAATGCAGCTATCCCGCAACATCTGGTTCCATCCTATATGAGTATGGTTATCAATGGAAAATCATCAACACCTTTCCCTAAACCAAATGATAAACTAATTCAGAAGAGGGAAAGAGATAAGAAAAATCAAATTGCGATAGAACAAGAAAAGCATAAGCTAGCATTGCAAGAACATAATAAATTTGTAGAAGAAGAGAAAAAGAGACAAGAAAAAATTGCTATTCAAAAAAAGAAGCGTATAACGGAACAAGAAATGAAAAGAAAAGAGGCAGAAGCTCTTGAGGAACAGAACAGACGTAATAAGGAGGCTACTCTTCAGAAGCAGCAATTGCATATTGAAAAAATGAAAAAAGAAGAACCTATTTCCAAACAAATCGATGAACTACTTGCAAGAAGATTAAAGGAACAGTATCGAGCTCCAAAAAAGCCTGAACCATCCATTAGTGTAGAAGAGTTTGAAAGGGAGAAACGAGAAAAGGGAGAGAGAGAAATAGCAATTCGTCTTGCAAAACAAAAGGGAGATCAGCTTTATAAAGAGGAAATGATACGTAATATTGAATTAGAAAGAAATATTGAATTAGAAAGAAAGGTTGAATTAGAAAGAAAAAATAAAGAAGATGATGATGCAAAAAGAAAGATGGCAGCATATCTTCTTGCTTTACGAAATACTCCAGAGATGAAAGAAGCAATAAGAAAATCAGATCTTGCTTCTCTACAACTGGATATTATATTTAATAGAGAAGCTGAATTGTATAAGTATCGCACAGAATTACCATCAATCTATATTATACTCTTATGTTTTAATGAAAGCGTAATATTACCTCTTACCATTGCACACTATCGATCACAATTTCCATCATGTGAATTTATTATTTATGATAATGAATCAACTGATAATTCAGTTATGATTGCAAAAGAACTAGGATGTCATGTGATATCATGGTCTAGTAACCAAATAAATGACGAGTCTCTTAAAATTAAAATACGTAATCATTGCTGGAGACATATTAATGAAGGATGGATTATTATGGCGGATATGGATGAATGGATCTATATTACAGAAGAAGAGCTAAAAAAAGAGGAAGATAATGGTACAACCATCTTATCCATAGAAGGAATGGAAATGGTGGGAGAGAGTCAGACAATTGATTTATCTGATATTTATTTGAGTAATATAAAACAGTATATTCCTTTTGTCGAAGAGAGTAAGAATTTGTGCTTTTTCCGTAGCAAAATAAGCTCTATGAATTTTGGACCAGGTTCGCATAAATGTATGCCAATTGGTACAGTTGTATTCAGTACAACCTTTTATCAATTGCGTCATATGTGCAATCTAGGTTTACCATTTTTATTAAATAAGATGAAACAGCGTTATAAACGAAGCGCATTAAACCGTTCAAAAGGTTGGAGTATTCATTACACAACCGATGAAATTAAAATTACAGAGAAATATAATAAATTATTATCGGAAAGTATCAGTCTTTAAAATTAAAATAAAAAGATAGAAAAGAATGGCAGAAAGTGGTGTGAATATCATTAATGGAACGGATAATCGTTCACGATCACCATCTCCTACACGATCCCCTTCTACTCCAACAGGAGAGCAGAAGGAAAAACGTTTTTTAAATGGATGGTCAAAAGAACAAGAACGATTAATGGCGGATTGGAGTGATTTGGCCATGTGTTATCGTTGGCTGCATGATAAATCAGAAAAGTTTTACCATTCCAAAAATCTATGGATCAGCTTGCCTGTGATTATTTTATCAACACTTGGCGGAACTGCTAATTTTGGTATTCAGTCACTATTTAGCGATGATACTTCAAAGAAATATGCTAGTTTTGCAATTGGTGGAGTTTCATTGGCAGCAGGACTTCTAACAACGATTGGTAACTATTTACGGTATGCCCAATTGGAAGAGTCACATCGAGTGGCATCAATTGCATGGGGTAAATTTCAACGTTTAATTGCAGTAGAACTTGCATTAAAGCCAGATGATCGAATTGACTCTTTAGATTTTTTGAAGATTTGTCGTGCGGATTTGGATCGATTGATTGAACAATCACCACCCATTCCAGAATATGCGATCAGTCTATTTGAAGAGGAATTTGGAATGATCAAGGATTTGAAGAAACCTGATATTTGTGGTGCATTAGAGCATACTCGCGTGTTTGAAAGTTCAGAAACGCGTTTAAAACAAGTTGCAGCGGATGCAGCTCTGTTGATTAAACATAAGAAGAATACCTTATCTGAATTTCTTAGTCCAAAGATTCAACAAACCATCAAACAACAAGTCGATGAACGAATTATGGAAGCCATTGATGAGCGTAAAAAGAAGTTGGAAGAAGAGATTGAACTTCAAAAGGTAACTTCAAAGAATGGGCAAGAAGAAATGCAACGCTTATTTGATGAACGGCAAAAGCGAATTCAGGAAGAGATTAATATTGAGAAATCAAAGATTACGATCAAGGATTCTACCCTTCCACCACCACCGATGAGACGTCGTGCCTCTCATTTTGAATCACGTTTGCAATTCAAGCAGAATCCTTTATTTGTAAAGAAAGAGTCAGCTCCTCCCTCTCCTGTATTAAAATCAGAAGTAATCCAGATTCCTGAAGCATCAGATATAACAGATCTATCACAGGAGAAGTTATCGCCCGTTTCATCTCTAACAAATATAGTTGTTGTTCCGCAAGATTCTATATAAAATTGAAATATATAATGTATAAAAATAAGGTAACCATGCGAATCACTAAAAGCAGCATTTATAAGCTGATTGAGGAGACCATTTCCTTTAAAACGCTTTGGACAAAGTCTGACTTACGCAATGTTCATATTGCCTTTATTATGTATCGTGGAAAAGTATTAGAATCTGCCACAAATATGGTAGGATCACGTAAACGAGGATGCGGTTATTCCGATCGTACCATTCATGCAGAGCGTGCGGTTCTCAAAAAAATAGGAGATACCAATAAATTAGATGGTGCCATTATGATTGTGATACGTATTTCACGTGGTACTAATGAAATTGTCAATTCAACGCCATGCCATGCATGCCGATGTCATCTAGAAAAATGCGTCAAAGATTATGGTCTTCGACGCGTTTATTATTCGATCTGATATACAGCGTTTCTTCCACGAACGAGGAAGAAGAAGTTTATTTTTCTAGTAATATAAAGATATATGGATATCTAATTACTAGAATGCAAGTTGCTTTCATCACAGGAATTACAGGACAGGATGGATCTTATTTGGCAGAACTTCTATTGGAGAAAGGCTATATTGTTTATGGAATGAAGCGTCGCCATTCCACTGTAGTCAGTAGTCGTATTGATCATCTTCGTGGAACACCTAATCTCCATTTGATGTATGGCGACATGAATGATGCAGTAAGTATTATGAATATTATGAGCACCATTAAGCAGAATCATTTTAAGACAGATCCAGCCGAACGTCTAGAAATTTATAATTTGGCAGCGCAGTCGCATGTTCAAGTCAGTTTTCAGGTTCCAGAGTATACTGCAGATTCTGATGCGATGGGAACTCTTCGTATTCTCGAGGCCATTCGTATTCTGGATCTGATTCCAGTGGCACGCTTTTACCAGGCATCCACTTCAGAGCTATATGGATTGGTACAGGAGATTCCACAGAAGGAGACAACTCCTTTCTATCCTCGTTCTCCTTATGCCTGTGCAAAGCTGTATGGTCACTGGATTGTAACGAATTACCGCGAGGCCTATGGTATGTACGCCTGTGCAGGAATTCTGTTTAATCACGAGAGTCCACGCCGAGGTGAGAATTTTGTAACACGTAAGATCACGATTGGTGTGGCTAAGATTCTTTCGGGCAAGGAGACACGCCTGGTTCTCGGAAATCTGAACTCGCTTCGCGATTGGGGTCATGCACGTGATTATGTGAAGGGTATGTGGCTCATGCTTCAACAAGACAAGCCCGAGGATTTTGTACTATCAACAGGGGAGCAGCACAGCGTACGTGAGTTTGTAGAGAAGGCGTTTGCGGAGGTGCAGATCAAGATTCGTTGGGAGGGTGCGGGTGTAGAAGAGAAAGGATATGCAGAGACGGGCGAATGCCTTGTCGAGGTTAGCCCTGCGTATTATCGTCCAACGGAAGTAGAAACGCTACTTGGTGATTGCACGAAGGCAAAGACAAAGCTAGGATGGAGCCATGAAGTAAGCTTTGATGCATTGGTGAAAGAGATGATGCAGTCTGATGGTGCACGATTTGGTTAGAGATGGTATTACATAAAATTGGGAAGTGAGCTATTAGGAATTTCTACAATTTGACCTGCTGTTTTCATATCTGAAATAGATGTGGGAAATTCCCACTGAATAGCATCTCCTGGTTTATTAAAAGCAGCGACGGCTGAACATACTTTTACGCCAGGAATATCCTTCAATACCTTATATATGTGATAGTCATTTCTATTAGTTATTTCGCTTTCATATACATTACCGCAATTCTTTTTTGAATTATTTTCAAGACGTATATAGGGTAGTGCACGACTTGCATAAGAATAGGCTGTATTATTTTCTATAGGGCTTCCAAATTTCCCTCCTTCATGTCCAAACCGATCGAATAAAATATCTTTAGTAGGATCTGGACGTATAATAATTTCGGTTGGTCGGGTTGTACATCCTCCTGGATATTTAAACTTATCAGGCCACTTAAACCCAGATCCTGGATTAGACTTGTTTATTAGAAAATTTGTTGTATTTTTACAACTATTAGTGTGATGATCGCCACCTCGAGTTTTCCGTACACGTCTCGTTTTCCGTATGCATCTTGTTTTTCGTACACGTCTTGTTCTTTGTCTCATTTCTCTATCATTAGATGTGGTTTATTTAATAAAATCTATTTATATTATTAAAAGATATATCTATATTTTAATAATAGTAACGTTCGGAAGAGGGTTCGAACCTCTGACCTTGTGATTAACAGTCACACGCGCTGCCTGCTGCGCCATCCAAACGCCTCCACTCTATCCGTAGAAACTCTAATTGGAATTTAAACGCACTAATGCCTCCAACCCATCTTGAAGCTCAATGGTCACGCCCCATCCCAGCGCCTTCAACTTCTCATTGCTAATGTAGTACCGTTGATCATTGAAGGGGCGATCATCGATGTAACTAATCCACTGATCATAGTCCTCTGTTCCACGAATCATTCGAATAAGAATCTTAGCAATTTCCATGACAGAGTGCTCCTCCTGTGTACCAATGTTGTAGATCTCACCCAACTTGCCATGTTCCAAAATGCAGGCAAATGCTTTGGCAGTATCCAGTGCATGAAGAAATCCTCGAACGGCCGATCCATTGCCTTGAATGGTCACTTTCTCACCCCGTTTCAGCTGTTGAATGAATCGAGGAATGACCTTCTCAGGATACTGGTTGGGACCATATACATTGTTACCACGTGTAATGATAATGGGCATCTTGTAGCTATGAGAGTAAGCCTGGACAATCAGTTCTGCACCTGCTTTGGTCGCAGCATAGGGATTCGTGGGACATAGAACAGAGTTCTCCGTTTTGTGAAGTTCATCCATCGTATTCATCGATTCACCATAGACTTCATCGGTAGATACATGAATGAATCGTTCAATACTGCCATATTTGCGACAGGATTCGATCAAAATATGTGTCCCCAAAATGTTATCATAGGTAAATTCGAGGGAATCATCGAAGGAGCGCTGAACATGGCTTTGGGCGGCAAAATGAATCACATGAGTAATTTTGTATTCTTTCAAAATATGATTGATTAGATCAGCATCTCGCAAATTGCCTTTGACAAATGCATAATTCGGATGGTTGCGAATGGATGCATCTACATTTTCTAGCTTTGCGCAATAGTACATAGCATCCAAATTGACTAGACGTGTAACCCGATTCAGAGGGAAGTAATAATTAATGAAATTACTTCCGATGAAACCGCATCCACCGGTTACAAGAAGAGAAACCATATTGATGAAATCAATCATAATTTGTTTAAGTTATGAATGCGTAGAAAAAAGAATCTAAAAAAAACACAACCAAGAAAGATAGCATGGATAAAATATGCAAGAAATGCGCCTCCGATCCCATGAGTCACTCCTTTAAAAAAATATCAGAAAAGGGGGGCGTCCTAACTTATTATACCCAGCCCTCTCAAGGCAAGCTATATGATGATAAAGAGGGGATTTTATTGCATGTAGACAATGCCTTGAAACTAATTGGAAATCGGAAGTGGCGTTGCATTGTAAATGGAGATGGGTTTGATATGAAACACGCAATACAAGTTACTACCGGATCAGAATTGTTAAAGCTTTTTTTGGAAAAATATGGAGAGCATTTGGAAGAGGTAAAAATCATTAACCCTTCATGGCATATCATGGGAATTGTGAAGGCACTTCCTATGATGATTGATGATCCATCTGCCATTAAAAAGGTTAAGATACTAGATGATCGAATGTATAGTATTTTAGAGTTTATTTAAAGATCAGGATTAAAAATTGATTATATAATTTCTATTGATAAACTATATAATCATGCTTCGTTTTATCTCCACGCTCTTTGTTGTATCGGTCTATGCCTATCAACAGGATCTTGCAAAGCTTCCTAATGGAAAATCCTATGGACTAACGCTAGGTCATCCAGGTGGAGCAACAAAGCGTGTGACCAGCATTGCCTCTACGTTTTATGGAATGGGTCAAACATGGAATAAGGCATTCTGCCAAGCTGATGCAGATGGAGATGGTCAGTCCAATGGACTTGAAATGGGGGATCCATGCTGTAGATGGTCAGTTGGACAAGAGCCTCAATTTATAACGGGTCTATCAGATCCTAACTCTGCTGCATCGAAAACGTTAAATGCCATGCCGCCGTGTATTACGGCATTTGCCGATGCGAAATTGCAGTGCTCTGTATGTATTCAAGCTCTCCAGCTAGATATGGCAAAACCATCGGATAATGCAGTAGAGTTTAGTCTAACAAGTGTGAAAGCATGCAAGGATGCTACACAAGATGATGCACAGAAGCTTCTTTGTGTGAAAACGTTCCTGAAGAATGCAGATCAACTAGTAAAGGATCAAATGAATGGTGTGGCTCCTATTCAGTCGTGTATGAATCTTGGACTTCTCTGCATGGCTCCTCCTACTGTAGCACCAACAAAACCAGCACCAACAACTGTTCCAACTGCAGCACCAACTACTATCCCAACTACAACTCCAACCACACCACCAAAACCAACTGCACCGCCCCCGCCACGTGTAACGGATTCCATGCTTCCTGGTCGTGGTACATGTGCATGCGGTAAAGCACGAATTACAGTTGCATCATGTGATTCGGCAGAGTGTTTTGAAGCATGCGATAAGAAAAACCTTGGCCATGGTGTTTGTACAACACTTCAAGTAGCAGCGGTAACTGCAGTAGCTGTAGTAGAACCTACAGTAGTAGAACCAGTCATAGAATCTTCTATTATTGTTCCTATTGTTGCGGCAACAGGCGGAGCCATCATTCTTTCCCTTCTTCTATGGCGTTATTCTAAAGGCAAAGAGGAAGTATTATTGGACACAGATGGTGACTTTCAGGCTCTACCTGATATCGAATATACAAAATAAGTGAAAATAGATGTGTATTTTTATTTACTAAGACATTTCTCACAATCCTTAAAGAGCCCTGGAACAAACTGGCAGCGTTGAATGCATTTCATTTCCGATGCTTTCAGCTTTTTCTTAGAGGTCTTTTTTTTACCATTCGTTACGATGGTAACCTCCTTGAAACCTTTCTTGCCTTTGATGGTGACACGGGTGGTCTTGGAACTGCCTTGACCGTTTTTAAAGTCGGAGTGTGTTTGCACGGAGCTGTACTCGAACATCTATGTTAGGAAAAGAGTTTAAAGCGGGGACGAGTGTTATAGTTGTGGAGAGATCCACGAGTG